CTATTTTTAGTCATCGTTTTCTCCAGTTAACGGTTGTGGCTTAACTCCGGCGTTAGGCGGAGTCGGTATTTCTATCGGCTTCCATAATTTTTGGAATCCGCTTACAAACTGACCGCCTCGCTCCAGGCGAAAGCTTTCAGTTAGAGCGGGTCGAGCTTCGCAGCGATCCAGAAACAAGCAACAGCCTAAGCCGCTACCTTAACTGGTTGATATATCGCTCCACTCGTGACGACAATCCCTGCCGCCTTAATATTAATCGCGGCGTTTAAGTCGCGATCAAGCACTAAACCACATTCGCACTCATAAACCCGTTGCGATAATTTCATTATGCGGATATTCCCGCAGGCGTTGCAGGTCTTGGTACTTGGCTCCCAACGGCTAATTTTAACCACTTGCTTCCCGCACCATTGCGCCTTGTAATTTAATTGGCGATTCAACTCAAAAATGCCCACATCCGCCACCGCTTTTGATAGCTTACGATTCTTCATCATGCCTGAAACATTCAAATCTTCAATACAAATTACATCATATTCACTGACAAGCTTTGTCGTCAGCTTGTGCAAGAAATCTTTCCGGGAATTGGCTATCTTCTCGTGAATCCTCGCTACAACAATCCGTTGCTTCTTCCATCCGTTACTGCCTTTCTTTTTCCGGCTCAAAACCCGTTGCGCCTTCCTCAATCTGCGCTGGTAATAATAGGTGTACTTCGGTGCGCCTGAGTGGACTCCATCACTGGTAACAACTACATCCTTGATGCCGACATCAATGCCAACAACATTTCCGGTCATTGGCTTTAAGCCTTGCTCAACTTCGCACATGAAGCCGACAAAATACTTTCCGCTTGCCGACTTGGATACTGTGACCATCTTGGGTATGCCACCAGGAATCTGTGACCACTTAACTTTTAATTCGCCTAACTTGGGCAGCTTCAGCAACTCACCAGCCCGGTAATTGTTCAGCACCTGGCGTTGATCCATTTGATACCGGATACTTTGGGCGTGGCTTTTCTTTTTGAACTTCGGAAACTTTGCCCGACCTTTAAAAAAATTATCAAAGGCTTTGTCTTGATCGATGAGTTTTTGCTGTAACGCCCCTGCGGTTGCGTCCTTCAACCATCCGTGGCTTTCAAACTTTTTCAATCCTGTAATCTGGCTAGATATATCGTATGCACTCGATAGGCTTACGCCCCATTGCTGGTAAGCGTATTCCCTTCTGATTAAACCTTGATTCCATACAAATCTGGCACAACCAAACTCTTTAGCAAGCTGTTCGACCTGCGAATTAGTTGGATATACCCTAAATTTATATGACTTTTGTACTTTCATGGTGTACAGTATACGCCTAATAAAGGCTTTATCAAGGGTATATTATGCACGTTTCAAAAAGAGTCTATTTCGTTATCCCGGAAACTATGAAAACTGAATTATTCCGTATCGCCGCTGATAAGGGTATAAATGCTAGTCAATATATGAAATTAATCCTTACTGAGGCTATAAAGCATGAAAATCAAAAGCAGAAAGCGGATGCTGATTAAATCGGCCCTCGCGCTCGATGCTCCACTGCGTTACGCAATCTCACTGGGGGGTCGCGTTCGTCCCTGAACGCTTCAACGCAAGATAGACGACAAAACTGTCGTATAACTCGATCAACGCGACAGGACGGGGCACATACCCCGTCCGAAACGTTTCAACCAGCCGCCATAATCCAAATTTTACCCCCCCTAAAAAAATAGTGTCAGATTTTAACTAAAAATGACACAGATTTTCCGACATGCTATAGCCATGTTGAAAAATACCTATTCCTCCATAGCATGAGCTACGCCGCCGACACCCTGGCATTAGCCCAAGCTGCGCTGCAAAAAGCACTTTCCGGGCAGACCATTAAATTTAACGATCGGCTGTGGACAGCGCAAAATATCAACGAATTAGAGATCCTGATTGTTAAGTACCAGGCTAAAGTTGATGCCGAAACCGCCCGCGCCGCAGGCAAGTCGTCTCGCGGCCCGATCAGGTTTAACCTATGAACGCATTAGCTAAAGCAAAAAGTTGGCTGGGCATTACCAATGATGCCGTGAATGATTTCGCCAGATCCGAAGTCGGCGACATGCAGCTAAACGCATCAACCGCGCACATTGCCGCCGATACCACCGACGTCCGCCTATCTACCTGGTTTCCCCATGCCGGATCGGCCGATGCCGACACCCTGGACGATTTGGCGCTCATTACCCCCCGCGCCCGAGACTTAGTCCGTAATAATCCGATCGCCGCCGGTGTCGAGCAGACCATGACCGACAATATAGTCGGCTCACAACTGCGCCTATGCTCAACCCCAAAATACCGAATGCTGGGCAAAGACAAGGACTGGGCGACAGCCTGGGGCAATGCAGCCGAGGACGAATTCGCCACCTGGGCAGACAGCACCGATTGCGACGCGGCCAGAACCCAAACCCTGCTTGGCTTAACCACCCAGGCGCTATCCGGCGCATTTGTGAATGGCGATGCGCTGGCGCTGGTTATGTGGGTTCCCCGCGCCGATTCGCGTTGGTCAACCCGCTTACAAATGATTGAGTCTGATCGGCTGGCAACCCCGCCCTGGCTAAAATACGACCTTAAAATACGCAACGGCGTTGAAGTTGACGCGCTGGGCGCGCCGGTCGCCTACTGGATCAGCAAAAAACATCCCGGCGAAAAAAACGCAGTATTATTAGGCAGCCAGGACAACTGGGAGCGTGTCCCCGCGTTCACCGTCTGGGGCCGCCGCCGCGTCATTCATTTATACGATAAAAAGCGCTCCGGGCAAAGCCGGGGCAAGAGCATCTTTGCCTCAGTCATGCGCGAATTCAAAGTCGCTGGCGAATACCTTGGCCACGAACTGCAAGCCGCCGCCTCCAACGCGCTAATCGCGGCGTTTCTGGAATCCGATCTTGACCCGCAAACGGTTGCGGAAATCTTCGGCACCGATCAGGACACCGCGCTTTCTTATTGGAAAAAGGTCAGCGAAACCACCCATCGCAAAAAAGTAGAGGGCGGCATGATGCTGAACCTCCCGCTCGGCACCAAGCTTTCCGGCTACAACCCCAACCGCCCCAATACTGCTTTTGACGCATTCATGGAATCGGTCATGCGCCACATGGCCGCCGGACTGAACATGCCTTACGAGCTGGTGCTAAAAGACTTCTCCAAGACCAATTATTCATCAGCCCGCGCCGCATTGCTTGAGGCATGGCGCTACTTTCAAAGCAAGCGCCGCTGGCTGCAAGACCACTGGCTAAGTCCGATCTTTGAAGCATGGCTCGAAGAAGCCATCAACATCAAGCGCGTTGACGCGCCCGACTATTACGATAATCGCTACGCCTATAATCGCAGTCGGTGGATTTTTGCCGGTCGCGGCTGGGTCGATCCAGTCAAAGAAGTCGTCGCCGTCGAAAAAAGGCTGGCGTTGTGTATTTCGACTCAGCAGGACGAGTGCGCCGAGCAGGGCAAGGATTTCGAGGATGTGCAAGAGCAGCGCATTCGTGAATTCAGCATGGCAATGGAAAAAGTTGCCGCGCTGGCATTGCCTGTGGAACTTTCTTATCAACTGGCGCTGAAAATAGCCGGGTTTTCCCAGGATGGCATAACCCCCGGCATTAATCCGGCTACCGCGCAGCATTTTGCCGATGCGCCAAACTCAAGCCAGGACACATCAGGCAGCACAAATGGCGATAAACAAACCCAACAGGACTTAGCCGATGCCTAAAAACCGAGCCATAGGCTTTATTGCCAGCGGCACGCCCTGGGCTATCGAAGCCGAGGCGCTACGTACCATCATCGGCATTGCCCAGCGCGAAAATAACCTGGAAGCCGTGCTAAAAGAGCGCGGCGCGCCGATGGACAACACGCACAAGGTCGACATCAGAAACGGCGTAGCGCTAATCCCGGTCACCGGCCCGCTGTTCCCGCGTGCCAACTTGTTCAGCCAAATCAGCGGAGCGTATTCGGTCGAAATGTTGGCGCAGGATTTGGCGGCAACCGAAACCAATCCCGATGTAAAAAGCGCGGTTTTGATGATTGACTCGCCCGGCGGCCACGTCACTATGATTAACGAATTCGCCAACCAGGTATCCGATTATTCCAAGCCGATTGTGGCCTACGTCGTCGGGCAGGCAGCCAGCGCAGCGTACTGGATAGCCAGCGCCGCCGACAAGATCGTGCTGGACAGTTCGGCGCTGGTCGGCAGCATTGGCGTAGTCGCCGCATTCGACGCCAAGGACAGCGGCACCATAGAAATCGTCTCGAGCAACGCGCCGGATAAACGCCCGGATTTAACCGGTGATGCCGGACGCGCGGTTATTCAAACCATTGTTGACGATATGGAGACGGTGTTTATCGACGCCGTCGCAAAATTCCGTGGCCTAAGCCGCGAGCAGGTGACCGCGCTGCGCGGTAGCGTGGTAGTGGGCGCAAAAGCAGTAAATATGGGCTTTGCCGATGAGATCGGCAGCCTTGAAAGTGTAATCAATTTATTAACCAACCAGGAGAATCCCATGGACTTGCAACAACTCAAGGCCGATCACCCCAGCGTGTATCAGGCCGCATTTGCTGAGGGGGCGGCGTCGGTTGACGGCAAAGCGCTCAAGGCCGATGAAATCACCCGTATCAGCGCCATCTTAAACCACGAGCATTCCGCAGGCCGCGAGGCGCAAGCCAAGGTGCTGGCGCTGGAAACCGACATGAGCGTAGAGCAGGCCGCAAAAGTTTTGGCCGTATCGCCAAAAGTTGAAGCGCAAGCAGCGTCCGGCGACTCATTTTCAAAACACATGGCAGGCATTAAAAACCCCAAAGTCGGCGCTGATGATGAAGAAGAAGCCGACGAAACACCGACGGAAGCCGCAAGCGCAGGCTGGGGAAAAGCTTTTGCTAAAGTCACAAACATCAACAGAGGTAAAAGCTAATGGCTACTCAAACAGAAGGCATGTACGCCGGTGAATTCCTGGTATCCGAAGGCGACGACAGCCTGATAAGCCGCGAGGCAATCACCGTTAACGCGGGAGAAAGCCTGGTTGCCGGACAAGTGCTGGGTAAAATCACCAGGGCAGCTAACGCCGCCGTAGTGACCGGCTCGATTGCGACAACCGTATTAACCGTTACCGCCGTGACCTCCGGCGTTTTGGCGGTCGGGCAAACCCTTTCCGGCAGCGGCGTCACCGCAGGCACAAAAATTACCGCCTTGGTCACCGGAATCGGTGGCGTTGGAACTTACACAGTCAGCGCTTCGCAAACCGCAGCCAGCACTGCCATTACCGCAACCAGCGCGGCAGCAGTGGCGGGCACCAACACCGGCAACGGCGTAATGGGCGCAATCACCGTCGGCAACGCGGCAAAGGCCGGCGCTTATGCGCTGAAAGTGACCAAAGCTGGCGCCAATGTAGGAGATTTCCAGGTTAGCGATCCTGACGGACATATAGTCGGACTCGGCACCGTAGCGGTTGCATTTTCAGGGGGCGGACTTTCGTTCACGCTGGCTGACGGGTCTACCGATTTTGCAGTCGGCGATACCTTCGCTATTACCGTGGCGGCGGGATCAGGCAATTACGCCATGCACGACCCTTCCGGCATTGACGGAAGAGAAAGCGCGGTTGCCATCTTGTTCGAATCGGTCGATGCAACCCTGGCAAACAAGCCGGGCGTATCAATCGAGCGCCTGGCCGAAGTCAACGGCGACGAGATCACCTGGAAAACCGGCATTAGCGCCCCTGACAAAACAGCGGGTATCGAATCACTGAAGGCGCGTAGCGTCATCGTCAGATAAGGAATACGAAAATGGCTGATTTAGGCATATTTAACAACGGCGCATTCAAGCTGCAAAGCATGTTGGCGGCGCTTGAGAGCGTGGATTACTTGCCCCAGCGTTTGGGCGGCATGGGCATTTTTACCCCCAACCCGGTGCGCACTGAAACCGTGGCGATTGAGAGCAAGGACGGCATTTTAACGCTCATCCAGTCTTCGCAACGCGGCGCTCCACTTGATCAGCAGGAGCATAAAAAGCGAAAACTGCGAGATTTCAGGACTGTACGAATCGCCAAGGGCGACCGGATTACATCATCAGAGCTTGCCAACATTCGCGCTTTTGGCACTACCAGCGAATTGCAACAAGTGCAAAACGAAATTGCCCGGCGTTTGTCCGGCCCTGTCGGCCTGCAAAACCAGATTGAACTGACGCTGGAAAATATGCGCCTGGGCGCGATCCAGGGCATCGTTAAAGATGCCGACAACTCAACAATTATAAATTGGTTTGACGAGTTCGGCGTCTCCGAAGCGGCTGAAATTGATTTCGACCTTGATAATGCTAGCCCGACCTCCGGCATAGTCCGCACCAAATGTAACCAGGTTGTACGCGCGATGATGAGCGCGTCGAAAGGGGTTTGGATGCCTGGCACGCGCGTTTTTGCCTTATGCGGCGATGCATTTTGGGACAATTTGACCGCGCACAGCGAAATCCGGCAAACCTACCTTAACCAGCAAGAAGCTTCGCAACTCCGCGACAGCAACGTGTACGAGTCATTTAACTACGGCGGCATCGTCTTCGAAAACTACCGAGGCACTGATGACGGCACTACCGTAGCAATTGGCACCGACAAATGCCGCTTCTTCCCCGTCAACGCCCCAGGCGCTTTCCTGGAGGTTTTAAGCCCCGGCGAACAGTTCGATCATTTAGGCCAGTTGGGCGAGCGCATGTACCCGCTGATCGTGATGGATAAAGATCGGCAAATGTATGCGGATATTGAAGCCTACAGCTACCCGCTGCATGTCTGTACACGTCCGGCAATGCTGCAACGCGCCAGACGAACTTAAATCCTTGTTTGGCTTGACGCCGCCATATCCGGCAACAGCCGGACGGGGCATGTTGCCCCGTTCGAAACGTTTGGAACGGGCACAGCCGGGCGGAGTACATACCCCGCAACAGCCGGACGGGGCATGTTGCCCCGTCTGAAACGTTTGGAAATCAACAGCCGGACGGAGTACATACCCCGCCCGGCAGCGCTCTACACTTTAGGA